GTCGTTGAGGATGTCGGGGTTGTGGACTTCGAACCAGCGATCAAAGCGCGGAGTGACCTTGGCCGTGTCGGCACCGGTGCACCAGATTTCAACATCCGGAACGTGAAAACGTGCCTGTTGCCTCGTTGAGACGGCCGTTCCGAGGATATCGACCTTTCGCGAGACAACAGACACGTTACACTCCCCCGCCTTACATCGGCGGTTAGCTTAGGACTGCTTCGCCCTGGTTGGCGACAATTTCCCACCGCGTGGACGATACGGCCCGGAACCGCACCGTGTCGCCCTGTACGAGGGTGACGGTGCCGCCGGACGCGCCGATGGTGTAAGCCGTCGAGCCGTCAACGATGGTCGAGCCGGTCGACGCCGTGGCCAGATTGGCCATGACCTCCAGGCCCTTTGCCGGGGTCGGCAGGCTGTACGCCTGATTGGTGATGTCCGACAGCACGTTGAATCCGTAATCGAGGTCGGTGTCCTCGCTCGATTTGTCGTGCTGGTTCATGTCGGTGCTGATCACGGCGAGCGAAACGTCTCCGCTGGCCGACGTGACCTGAGCGCGGCACTCGCCGTCGCTGCCCTTGATGTAGATGACATCGCCGGTTTGCAGAACGCTGGCGTAGGTGTCGAAATACGCGTCGGCCAGGATCGTGGCCAATGCGTCGGTAGCCGAAACGTATGTCGGGAACTTGGGGGAACCCTTGCGCCCGGCACCGGTCGGGTCCAAACCCTGTGCATCGAAGCTCATCTTTGGTGTCCTTTCCTGCCGGGGTTAGCTCTCGGTGGTCGAAACTTCGACGATGCCGAGCGCGTCGATTGCGACCGAACCGGCGGCGAAAATGCCGTTGGCCAGCCACGAGGTCATGTCCGGGATGTAGTTGATTTCCGTGCGGAACTCGATCCCCTGGGCAAGACCAATTGCGGTGTTGTGATAGAAATACGAGGTCCGGACGCTCGACGCGACCGGCAGGCCGCCTTCGTCGCGGTCCTCCATTTCCTTGAAATCGAAAGCCAGCCACCGCGTAATCTCGCCGTCGACCAGCGCCTTGATGATGTTCTTGTCGACGGTATTGGCGTCGTCGTCGCCGAGAAGCTGCTCCATCCCGTAGGACGATACGCACGCGGTACGCATACCGTTTTTCGGGACGCCCTGCTGGTTGAGCAACCGGCGGGCGCGGCGGCATTTGGCGGTGTTGAGGCCGGAGGACGTACCGCCGATATCGGTGCTGATCGTCAACGTGGTGGAGGCCGCGTCGAGAGCATCCAGGATCAGTTGATCCTCGCGGCGTCCGATGGCCCCGGAGATGACCTCGGCCAACGCCTGCTGTTCGTCGTAGTTGACCTTCTGCTGATCGAAGATGTCGGTGAACTCGGGAGCGTTCCAATCTTCGATGGTGGCCGTCGCCTTGGTGTGCGCGATGTTCATCGGCACGACGCGGGTTTGCGGAACGCGGCGGGTCGCGGTGCCCTTGCCGATTTTCGGGAAACGGTAGGTCGAACCGACAACGCCGGAGCGGAGACGGACGGTCTCGCGCAGCATACCCATGCCCTGGTATGCCTGCTTGACTATTGCGTCGAATTCCGCAACCGCATTGTTTGTGAGGGTTTTCGACATTTGCCGAACCTTTCTGAGCTATGAGTACGATCCTTAAAATCGCATCCGATAGCCAAGCTTGGTTCGGGTCCGTCGTGCGGATAGCCGGTCTTTGCTTGGGTCTTCCGCTGCCTGTTCTGATCCCCCGGCCCTTTCGGGGTAGCGGGGGAGGGGGAGCCTAACAGGGGTGAAAGTGCCCCCCCTCTTTTATTCTCCCGACGCACCGGGAGAAAAACTCCATTTCGATATACGCTGGTTTTTTGAACTGGTCAAGACAAAGGGGCCGCAACATGGCGGCCCCTACGGTCTGTCTGTGCCGTGCGTTTAGACGCCAAGCCCGCTTTCGGACGATCCGGACGGCGCGGTGCCAAACAGTTCCTTGCCCTGTTCCTGCCACTGCTCGTATTTCGCCGGTTCCTTGTGCGGGTCAGGCCGGGACTTGTACCATTCGGCTTTGGATGGCAGTTCCCCGGCAACGCCGGTCCCTTCGCCGGTCGGGAGCGGTTTTCCGCCCGCCAGCATCCGCATCTTGTTGACGACGGACAGGCCGACCGCATCCCGGCCCATAGCCTTGACGTGCGCGGCTTCGGCGGCCGACATCTCGCCGGACTTCACCAATCCGTCGACCCAGGCGACGTTGGCCATGCCAACGGCCTTGTAGTTCTTGCCGAACTTCTCGCCCTCGGCCTTTTCGTCAAACGGCGGCGCGGTCATGCCATCCGCGATCAACATCGTTCCCTTGACGATGGTCTCGAACTGCTTTGGTGTCAGCTTGGCTTCATGGGCGACCTTGAGAAACTCCGTAAGGCCGGGATCGTCCGACTTGATCGCCTCCAGGTTCTTGACGCCTTCCGGAGTCTGGATTTGCCCTTCATGGAGAATATCGTCGCTCAGATAGTCCTCCGGCTTTTCCGGAATCTCGCCCGGCTCGCCGGTTTCCTTGATGGTCTTGATTTCGTTCTGTAGCTTGGTGAGTTCCTTCCGGCTGTCGAGTGCGGACTTCAGGGCGGCCCCCACGTTCACTTCGCTCTTGTCCTTATCCCAGAACGCGTCGGGCACCTTGATCGTTTCTTCGCCGAACTTGTATTCGTGCTCGTCCTTACCTCCGTCGTCGCCTTCCTTCGGCGGCGTGCCATCGCCCATTAGGCCGCCGGAGCGGTCAAGATTGTCATCGCCGCCTTCGTCGCCGTCACCTTTGCCGCCGCCCGTGCCGTCGCCGTCCCCCTCTTCCTCGGCATTGCAGAACAGCGCCGGGGAATGACGCTGCTCAAGCCAGTCTTCGATGCTGCTGATTTTCATGGTCGGTCCTTCTGGTGGTCTAGGGTTCAGTAGCCGCCGCTGCGCCGGGTCGCAAGACGGCGCTGACGCTCGAGGATGGACGGCTTATTCGCCTGATAGAGTCGGAACACGTCGTAGAGTTCCGGCTGATACCGCACCGCCTCCGGGGTCATGGTCCGGTCGAGTTCGTCAAGCCCGGCGATGATCTTGGCGGTTACGGCCTCGACGGCGGACACTTCCGGGGCTTTCTGAGGCTCGGAAACGGCCTTCGGGTCGGGAACGTCGTTGGCATCACCAGAGGTCACGGCAACGCCCGCACGCTCGTCTTCGGTGATACGTCGCACGTCGCCAAGCCCGGCGGCCTCGACTTCCTTGCGCGACACCGGGTGCCCGATGGCTTCGCGGATGACGTTCAGGTTGGGCAACCCGGCCACGGTCCAATGGGCGTCATCGTCGTGGTTCAGATTGCCGATAGCAACAATGAGTTCATCGGTGTTAGTCATTTTGCCTTCCTCGTCTTGCGGTTTCGCGGGGCATTCTCGCCGTCCTGGCTGGCGAACTGTGGTGGCCCGGCCTCGGCTCGGGCGATAGCCCGCTTGATTTCCCGGAAAAAAGCGAACTGCCCCTCCCGATAGAAGCTTCTGAACGCGATTGTCATGCCGTCGCCGGTGTCCATTGGTTCGAACCGGCACCCGTTGGAAAGCCTTTCCATCCACGCTAAAACGCGCTGCCCCGCTGGAGTCCGGAAAGTTTGGGCAACGGCACAATCGAAGTCGAACTGCTCTTCAGCGTCCCGTTGCCTCTCTTCGTCGGTCCTCGAGTCTCTTGTGGCCCGGTTGATGACCGGCCAGCCGCCCATATCTCCGAAAAAATCTTCTGCCATGGTCTGGTGTCCTCTGGTTGGAAAGCCCTATCAGGCGGCGGCTTGCAGCGCCCCGCCTCCGTCGTTGGCGGGAATGGCCCCGCCCTGCTGGTTGGCTATGATCGAACCGACCATCCTTTGCAGCCCCTCGCGCTGCTGCTGATCGCGGACAATACGCCGGTCGACGCCCATTTTCTCGGCGAACCACTCGCCAGCGTCTTCCACGTTGCAGCCGATCAAAAACGCCTCTTCTCCCATTTCCTTGAGGATGGCCAGCCAGTTCGTAGCCGCCTGAACGTCGTTGAGGTTCTGGGCCTGGGCGAGCGGTGACTGAATCTGTACGTCGATGGTCCCGCCATTGACCTTGATTTTCCGGCCCCGCTCAATCGGGATGATCCCGGCCTGAGCCAAGGTGTTGAGGGTGATTTGCACCACAGGCCGGATAAGCTCGGACATCAGGCGGCCGAATGGCGCTCCGATGTCCTGCTGAAGCTGTTTCAGGCGGGCGACGATTTCGGTAGCCGACCGCACCGACCCTTCCTCCGGCGGGAGCGTGCCGTCCATCATGATTGTCTTGATCGACATGATAAGATCGTCTGCAAGGATATCGGCAACGCTGAAATTTGCCCCGGTTTCCAGCGCTTGCAAGGATGGCCCCAAAGCCCCGCCGTTGCTGCCAACCGGGATCACCGCGCCCGGCGTGATGCGGATAGTATAGGGGTTCAGCACCCCGTCATCTACCGCCGTCCACACCCCGGAAACCGCGATGCTGGCGTTCATCAGCACGAGTTCTTTCAGCTTGTTCAGGGTCTTGGCGTCGGGCAGGGCAAACAGCACGGGACCGCGCCCTTCGACTTCGCCGGGAAGCTTGATCCAGCGGGTAATGACCCACGGTGTATCGATGAAATCGTGCTCGACAAGGCGGTGGGGCTGTTTCTTGCTCGCGCCCTGCGTCTTGTATTCGAGCATGACGTCATAGTGCCAGTTGTCCTGCTGATAGTCGTAATACGTCGCCTCAGTGATCCGAACTGTCTTGGTCGGATCGTCGGCGATGTCCTTTTCCAAGCCGCTCGGCATGTCGACCTTGAACGCGGCCCATGTCTCTTCGATGTTGCCGATCGCCACTTCGTGGATACGGTAAACGGCGCACACCCCGCCCCAAGCCCCCTCTTCCAAGGCGCATTGGGCTTGCGGCACGGCGACATATCGGACCGGCATTTCGTCGTCGCCGGGGATCACCATCATGCACCCGGTCCCAACGGCCAAATCCAGCAGGAATTCGGCAATGGACACATCGAAGTTGCTGGTGGAAATCGCGGTAAACAGTGTTTCGGTCAGGCTGTCGAGTTTCTTGGCGACTTCGCCCCGCCGCTCCTGAGGGATGAATGCGCCGGGGATCAGCTTGGCCCAACGCTGGAATGGCGGCATGAGTTCGGATTGCAGCCGGGAGGCGAAACGCATGGTCGACACCATCAACGTGCTGTCGAACACGTGGCGCATCTTGCCGTCTCCCGGCTGCGCCCGGCCGTTGTTGTCGTAGGTGTTCCGCATGGGGAGCGCTAGCTCATATGCGGATTGACGGATGCTGTTCCAACGTGATTTACGGTCCCAGGCTTTCCGGGACCGCTTCATGACCTGTTCGGGGGACAGGCGGGCCATTAGGAACCGCCGCCCAACTTATCGGAAATGCCGGAGCGCCCGGTCTGGGTGTTGAGGGTGACGCCCCCGCCGGAGCCGCGCGCCGCAATCACGGCCAGGGCCGCTTTCTTTTCCTTTTTGGTTTCGGCTTCCTGGCGGGCGATGCTCTCGGCCTGTTTCTTCTGTGCCGCTACTAGCTCGGGATCAGGGCCTTTCGGCTTCGACCCGCCAAATAGCTTCCCGACCACTTTGCCCATTGCCGCCGTCTCCTACCGGTAGTATGCGCCCCCCCTGTCGAGCGACAAGATACCTGAATAACTGCCGTGGTGTCCAGATGCGCCAATTCCGCACCGCGATAATCGCCTTGACCATCGTAACGCACGTCAAAAAGCCGCGCGGCACGAAGCCGGGATTTGGTGGCGTATAGACGCCAACTTCGACAATCGCCGTCGCACCGTCCTCGTACATCTGTTTTGCGACTGTCAGCGGGTCGGCCCACCACACGGCCACGTCGACGCCCCACAGCAAGGGCTCGACCTTGACGCTGTAATCCGTCGTCATCAAACCGGGCTCGCCAAGCGGCGCGGGCAGGATCACCCAGCAATGCCGGAACGCAGGGTCGGTGAAGAAATCCCAGAAGGATTTTCGGGAGGAAGGGGAAAACACGACATAGGCCAGGAAGCGCCGGGCCGGTTGCTGCTGGATCACCAGAAGACCCACCACCAGAAGCGGGCCGCCGCGACCAGAAGGCCCATGACGATGAAGATCGTCCCGGCCAAGGGGATCAGTTCCAAGGAATTGGCCGCCGTCCGGCGTATGTTCGCCAGTACGACGGCCTTGAACAGGGCGAGTTTGTAAGGGTTGATTATGACCATTCGATGCCATGGCGTTGAAGTGCCGCCTCAACATCGAGCGCTGAGGCTTCGCTCATCATGCGGTCAATTCCGTCGTCTGTGCGGATGGCAAGATTGCCCCCGACTTTGGCGACAACCACACCATAACAGTCTTCGCACCATGGCACCCTGTCACCTACGGCAAAAACGCCTAAGTCTTCCGGAACTTGCGTCCAGATGTCGCCATATGCCATCACAGTGCCGCCGGATAGGTCACGGCAACGCGGCCCCTGCCGTCGATGACGTGGAACTGACCCTCTCGCCAAGCCCACAACTCCCTGTTTGCGCGCGCCAAATTGCGGCGCACGGCACGCGGAGGGAGACGGCGAAGCGAAGAGGTCGGAACGCGCTTGGCCCGGAGATGCTTTCCGGGCTCACGCTTCTTTTCCTGGCGACACCGGAACGGAAAATGGAAGTAGTCCGTGAAGTCGATCTTATTCAGAAGGATCGGAAAAATCTTGTTTCTCATCTTAGTCACCCCTGCTAAAGACATCGAAATTCGTCTTCGCCATTGTAACCACTCCGGGGCGTATGCGTCCAGCGCCTTCACCCGGAACCTGTTGCGTCCCCCGGTTCAGCGCCCTGGTTTCACCGGCTCCCGACAGCCCATATCCGAGCGCGTCTCCGATGTCCGACCACGGGTGCGTCTTGTCTGGCGTCTCGCTATAGCGTTCCTGGCCGCTGGTGTTGATGCGACGATAACACCATGCGCCGTTCAGCGCCTTGATCAGCTTGGTACAGCGGCGATGGATCAGGATGCCCGGCCGCCCGTCGATGTTGCGGCCCATTGGAGCCTTGATGGCGTCGACCCGTACCTTGATGTCTTGCGACGGCGCGGGGCGAGCGGGCCATCCCTTGGCAATCAGATGTTGGAACGCGACTGTCTCGAAAATCCCGTCTCGCGTCCTGCCCGCCGGATCGCCCCACAGGTGCGCGCAGGGCTGGCTTCCGAACGTGTCGGCCCAAACGAATGACAGTTCGTCGCTGAAGCGGTCAAGGCCCATATCGGACGCGATGCACTCGTTGTGAACCAGCCACATCCCGCGCGGCCCTCGTTGGAACAGCACGCCAGCCGGATTGAGAGTATTGCCTCCGATGTCCGCCCCGACTTGCGGCGGTGCGTTGGCAATCGGCAAATCATCCACCACCATGGCCAGTTCGTCGAAATCCGGGATAACCGGCTTGCCCTCGCGGACGAACTGATATCGGCCCTGGTAGTAGCAGACGATCCAATCGCGGTCTTTGCTCGACAGCGATTTGATATAGTAGCTCCCCGGCCCGAACGGATCGCCCGTGGGGTCGAGCGCCTTGTTGACCTGAAGGTGATAGATGTTCTCGGCTTGTGGGTTGACGCACCACAGGGACTTGGCCGCGCGGTGAACATGCCTTGGGTCATAAACGGTATACTTGAACGGCTCGCTTTCGACCGTCCGCCACTCCTTTTCCGCGACCTGTACGACTTCCAAAACGGCGGGCGGCTGAAAGTAGAAAGACCAGCCGGACGGTCGCCCGACATACTCGCCGTATTCGTCCACGCCCTTTTCGAGGCGATAAATCCAGTGATCTTGATCGGGCGGGTTGGTGTCGAGGATGATCCCGTACCATGTGCATTCGACCCCGCCTTGTTCCTTCGACGGGTAGCGCCCTACGCGATCCGTCGCCATATCGACCAGCGACTTCGGAATTTCCCGAACCTCGTTAAACCAGATCAGCGTCCCCTCGAACGACAGCAGTTTGCGCACGTCCTTCGGCTTATCCAGGCTCATGAACTCGACCAGAAGGTCAAGGCCGGGCGATCCCTCGTAGGTGCCCGCTTCCCTATCGATCCACTTGAAGTTCTTGGGGCGGATGCGGATGTGGTGGCGCATGGGCGCGGTCTGAACCATCGGCCCACACGCTTCCTCGGGGAAGATTGACAGCCACGTTGCAACCGTCGTGCGCTTCATGTCCGGTTCGGTATTTCGGACGATGGCCGCCTTGAAGCGGCGCACCCCGTCAGGCGACGGCTCTTGCTCCATGGCGCGGGCCATGATTTCCGCGCAACACACCGTGGACTTTCCAGAGCCGAGTGGGCCAACCACGAGCCGCACGAAATTATCGTCGTTGATGAAGTTCCACAGCGTCGGGTGTTGGGAAAGGTCTAGGTCTTGTACCCAGGGATAGGGCATAGGCTACGCCCCGGCAATGCGGACGTGGCAGTTGTGCCAATGGCGGGTGACTTGGAGCTTTTCCTCGCGGGTGAGGTCGGCCCACGGCACGCCGTGCATAATGCCGGACGGGTAGGAATTCAGCGCCTCGGCTTCGCTTTTCGGGTTGGGAGTGAATGCGCCGTGGCCGGGGTTGTCCGTCGCCTCGTTGCGGTCTCGCATCAGGCGACGGCCCTTGTTTTCCCACCACAACATAGCGCTGTCGATGGCCTCCCCTACCGTCATACCCGTGTCGAGTTTCCGCGTCAGGCTGTCGTGGGTCCGGTCGGCGGTGAGAATGGGGGTATCAAGGATTTGAGTGGTGGTCATGGTGCGGCCCTCCGATCAGGCTCACACCATGACGCAAAAGGCGGGGGTTTTCAAGATTTCGAAGCGAGCATCTTTCCCATTGTCTCGTACTTGATGCACTCAAGCGCGCCGATAAGAGCAACCCCGTCGAGAAACCGGCCGTCGGAATAGAAGTGGTTTCCGGTTAGGGTGCCGTATGCGACAAGCTCCCGAAGCTCCCCGCTTTTGGCGCGCTCTAGAATGCGCTCGGCAACCTCGACGATATAGGGGTCGGGCTTCGCGTTGGTATCGTGAAGTTTCACCGGTTCAGTCATCCTCTCCCCCTTCTTGCTCGGCAAGGGCGCTGATTCTGTTGTAAATTTCCAACGCACATATAGCCGTCGACCGCTCCACGACGGAATCGCCCCCGATTTTGGAGGTAAAGTCAACAAGCGTGTCGAAAAAGGTGCGGATATCGTCCGCAATTCCGGCCGCCTCTAACAGCGCCCTCCGCCGTGCCTCGTCACGCTCCCGCCTCAGTTCGATGATGTCCGCCCGTGCCCGCTGGAACATGCGGCGCGCGGCCTGGAGGATCGCGGTTGCCTGGAGCGCTGTGAGCCTGCCGTTGACGATGCAGTCTTCGGGCTGTAGCCGGTCCAGGTCATCAACGATGTCGTTCGGCGGTGTTCTCTCGCTCATCATTTTCGTCCCCTTATCTCATCCACGATTGTCTCAAGCGCGCAGGCTATCCGCGACAGTTCCCATGCGGCCCATATGGCCAGCGGGATGAAGCCTAGCAGCACGTCCCCGGCGTCCATCACAGGCCCCACGCGGCGAAGATCGGTTCGAAGTCGGTCGCGGCTAGGGTCAAGAGGACGAGCAAGGCCGCCACGATGAAGGCTTGTGCTCGCGTGCTCATAGCACGTTCCCCTTGCCAGAAAGGCCGTTCCTTGCCGCCGCGATCAATTCCAGGAAATCGTCAACTTGAAGCGTGACGGATTCCGCCATTCTGGCGCGATTCTCCATTTCATCCAGACGGCGATTATTGACCGGCTGGCGAGTCTCGTTTACGGGAGGCGGAGGCAGGGGCATCCAATGGGTTGGTTCAGCTTCCTTGTTTAAGACCGAGTGTGCGTACCAATTGCTGGCCGTTTCACCCCAATTGTGCTGTGCTCGGTAGTGACCAGTGCTTGCCCCATACGGAGGAACGAATAGAAGAACCCGAGTTCCGTCCTTAGGAGCCGTCTCAATCGGTTGCCATTTCATCACGAATTCCTCCTTGTGTTGATAGCGGCCCAGGTTTCCCCGGGCCGCGCCGTCGATCCGGTGTTAGTCGCTGGCCTCGCGCCGGTTGACGTGCTTGAACGTGGCGCTGTCGATCTCGACGCCGGTGTCATTGCGTTCGGAGAACAGGGCCGACACGTCGCCGTTTTGCACGTTTTGGAGCGTTTGTAGAGCTTCGATAGACTTGGGAACGTCGCTCGTGTCGACGGGGAGAAAAGCCTTGATGGTAATCGCGTAGCCAGAACGCATGATGCGATCCTTTCTTCTGGTGTTTAAAGCCCACGGGTATTATTGCAGAAGAGACGATGTTTCCGCAATGTCTTCGTCTTCGCCGTCCTCGTACACGACGTAGACGTGGCCGTGGTCGAGGTAGCTGGCGTCGAGATGAATTGGAACGCAGTCAGCAGGAACGGCGGCCTCCATTATCTCCTTGACGCCTTTGCGTAGGGCGTCCTCTTCCTGTGAGAGTTGCTGTAGACGCTCATGGAGCGCCCTGAAGCGTTCGGTGGTTTCCGCGTCGAGCGGGATTGATTTCTTGGTCATCACATATCCTCGAAAGTCTTGACGGTGTGAAGGTCAAAGTCGTGCCCGAGGGGGATTTCGACCTCGGTTTCCTGTCCGCCGAACCCTTTGGATTTGCGCCGTATAACGCCGCCCGGCCGGTCCTTCTTGTCTTCCTCGCGGACACGGGTCTGGTAGCCCGACAATTCGGCCACACGGCGACGGGATTGCTGAAGGTCTTCGGACAGTCGGGCTTTGTCCATTTCCGCGTCGTCGACCATCTCGGCCAGCTTGTCAATACGAACATTAGCGGTGACGAGAAGCCGGACCACATCCCGCGCGAAATCGAGAATTTCGGCCTTGGTGGCCTTGGTTGAATTCGTAAGATCGTTGCGGGGGTAGCTCGGCACATTGAGCCTATTCCAACCCCGTTCTTGCATAATTCCGGGGAGCGTCCGGTGCTGGCGATCATAGATAGACATGTCATTCCCTTTCGGTGTGAAGTTTTGAATCCCCTCTGCCATGTAGGCGAGCGCGTCCAACCTATCGGAATCGCGTATCGCTTGCTCGGACAAAGAGCCCCAATTAAATGACGGCTTAATAACGAATTTAGGCATTTTGAGTTCCCCGTTATGCCTCACAAAAGCGCCGCGCCGCTGGACGCGAACGGCGCGGCTACCGGGTCAAACCATAGAACCGAAAACCTTTCATGCTCATGGTGGGGTTGCCCTTCCCGCGTCCAGCCCCTAGGGCGGTGTCAGGGGCGGTTGTGAAAGTCTATTTTAGGCACACTTATAAATTAATTGCCAGAGGTTTTTGACACACGGATTATGCGTCGGTCATAGGGCCTTTCAGCAACTCGAGTCTCCGCGCGGTCGCCAGCTTGTTGATCTCTTCGATCAAGTCCTTTCTGGCCTGCTCCGAAAGCTTCATGCAGCCGCCTCGGCCGCCGCTGTTGCGTGTGCGCACAGCGTCTAGGATGGCCTCCCCTGGAGTCTTGTGCTTGCGCCGCTTGTGGATGTGGATTTTCTGGTTGCCGGAGCAGAACGAGCACAGCTTTCTCTCACCTGGTTTGTCGTCGAACATTGGTATCCCGCATTTCTCGCATCTGCCGACTCTGTGGAGTTCCATTGTTCATCCCCTCATAAAATCGATTGTGATGCGGTTTTCCGTCCGCTGTGTGCGCAAGTCGGACCTTTTGGTATGCGCCCTAGCCGAAAACACCACTTGCGCACCACAAGGCAAATTTGGACACTATATAGCATATTGCCAAAATCACCCCTTTTCTTCCCCGTCGCCACCTTCCGAGTTTAAACGCTTCCGCCTCGACGGCCCCTGAGACGCACTCGGCGGGCCGATAACCCGGAGACCCGCCAGCGCCGGAGTATCGTCGTCTGGGTCTTCCTGAGACAGCGAGTGGGTCAGTTCCAAATCCACCGCCTTCAGGATCAGCGCCAGAGCCTTGATCAGCCGATCCCCTTCAGGCCCCGTGATTTTGCCGCCGCGCATTTCCCGATAAACCTTGGCCATCTCGGTTTTGACGTTGCCCGCCGTCACCAGTTTGACCTTGGAGGCCCTGTGTTCCTGCGCCGTCCTGCCGTCGTAGGTTTCGCGCTCGATGTCCTCCGGCGTGATGATTTCGCCGTCCAGCGCGTTGTCTTCGTCGGTGTTTTTGCCGTTTTTCATGCGCCTATCGCAAATCCGTCATGTGCGGTTTTGGGAGTTTACCATGTGCGGACAGCGGTCACAGGGGGTTGTTTTTGACGTGGTTCTTGACGAAGGCGACGAAGGCGGCGTCGGGATTTTTGATGTTTTTGCCTGGTGCCCACTCGATAAACCGGCGCTCAAGGTTGTGGATATCGTATCCTTCGGCAAAAACGCGAGCGTTTTCAATTCCGTTAGCTGTCGGGCGTATCGAGTTATCCACACAATTCATCCTTTCCACAGATTTATCCACATCCCTCTTAGAATTCTTAATTCTATTACTAGAATTATGAATAGCATTGCTATCGCGTGAGGATCGATTTTGCTTATCCGATTTAGATGCAGTCGCATTATCGAGTTTCTTTTTATCTTTCCAGCGCTTATTGGAATTTTCGCGGCCTACCTTCGAATAATTTTCGGCAGTTGCGTAAGATTCGCGAGCGTGTGCGTTGCCGACTTTACCGTGACTATAACGCCTTAACTTGTTCGGCATGTTCAACAGCCTGTCGACGATCTTGTCAAGATTCTTCGGCGGCTGCTTGAACAACGTATGGATGTCCTCTCGGCTTATGAATTTTCCGGTGTTCCATGTATACAGGCAGATTTTGAAGAACACGAATTCCTCTTCATCCGTCAGGAAAGCCGTGCCTCCAATCCATTTATCGGTATAGAACCTGACGTAGGGAACCGGCATGTCACTCCCCCGGCCGATGGTTTTTGCAGAACCATGTCTTTCCGAAGTCAGGAGAGTAATACGCTTCATGGTTGCCGCAAACGGCGCATGATCTGGCCCCTAAAATGAGCGCCGGAAAGGGCGTCAACTCGGACTTCTCGACAAAAAACATTCCGGGCGGAACAGATTTTCGAACGACATCGGCCCGACTACATTTAGATTTGAAACGTTTTGCCGAAATAAAACCCAATATTTCCACGGTATTAGGCATTTTGAGGAAGCCGACGCGACAGGCCACCAAATACTCAGCTTTTAGGCCCCGCACGGCGGTCTTACTCAGCGCGAAGTGGGTCGAGTGCTCGGGCATGGTCTTCACGTCGGCGGTATGAATATGACCGTTCATCTTGAATTCTACGTCGATCCCGCCATCCGGTTCGCCGATGCTGAAATTGACCGGCCGGGCCAGCGCGTTGCAGACCGCAACCTCACCCATTTTTGCTTGAGCGTGCCGCTCCGGCGTGCGTGAAAACCATGCTTTGCGATAGTTGGCGTCCATGAGGCATTCGCCCGTTGCGATCCCTTCAAGCATACCTTCAGCCCACTTTCTGCATTTTGCAATCTCTTCCTCGGTTAGGACGATTTGCATGATAGCCCCCTGTATTATGACGGGCAGGCAGTCCCATCATTTCCCGGTAACTGTCCTCAATCAGATAATAGAGTTCCTGCCCAGATTTGACCGTGCGCGGCTCTGCGCCGAATACGTGTTCAGCGATATAGGCCGGGCCTTCGAAGGGGAACTTGCGGCTCAGGTAGAGGTATTCTTCATGTGCGATTGCCGCAATTTCCCAATCGAGTTCATCGCAGCTATTGGTTGTCGCCACGGAAGGGATTCTCATCGGCCCGCACCGTCTTGCCGCCAACCTGCCGGATGTCCGGGGAATCCCTCAATCCGGCCTTTTCGGGATCGTCGAAATACTTCTGCCGAACGCACCACTCGATCACACCGCCCGGCTCAAGTCCGGTCAGGCGAGCGTAGGCGTCGATCCAGTCGGCGTGACGGTTCTGGAGCTTCACGGTATAGGTCCGGTGGGTCGGAACCCGAGTCACAGGGGTCTTGGATTTTGGCTTCGCTTCGGCCGCCATGTCGGCTTTCCGCATTTCCTGAAACGCGCCGTCCCGCACGTCCGCGATTTGCAGCAGCGCCTTGGGGCCGATGCCCGGCACCGCCTTGAAGTCGTCGAGCTTGCCGTTGAGCAACATCTCGACGGTTTCAATCCCATGAGCGGCCAGGGCGGCTTGGACCTTGGCCGGGAGGGAAGTTTCATTCAGATTCATCGGAGTTCCTTTCATTTCGACGATCACGGACAGGGCCGATCAAGACGTAAACCCCGTCTTCGCATTGCAAGAGCGCAACCTTTTCGGTCGCTCGCACGAACGAGGACCAAGCTGGTGTAATGTAGGATTGCCCTAGGTAGATTTTCTCAAGGTCACACAGCGGATTCTGGTCGCGGTGCCATACGACCCTGCCCATTGCGTGGCTGTCAACAAGCGTCGGCAACCTAAGCACGGCCACCAACGATCCGGGAGGTTTCTGGTTCGGTTTCATTTCTTCCTCCATCAACGGCGGCGGGCATTCTGCCCGCCGGGCCGTCGTCGGGCTGGTCAATCCGGCAGGTTGTCGAAGAGGTCGCGCTGCATCGGAAAGCCGGTGGCCTCCCGGCAGATGGCGAACGCCAAATCGAAGTTGCGCCGCTTGTCCTCCGGCCATCCCGCGTATTTCAACGAAAGGTCGAAAGCTTCCTTCGGGATGCCTTTGGCGTAGAGGTCTTCGCGGATCGCCTGGACCTTCTGGTTGATGCTCTCGCGGTCCTTCTGGTGTTGGGCAATGTCGGAGACAGCTTTCTTGATGTCTTCCGACAGCGCCGTCATGCTGTTGTCGCCGATTTCGGGGAGTTCCTTCCTCGGGCGACCGGGGCCTTTCTTCTCTTCGCCCATGCCTTCGGTGTCGTCTTCGTCGCTCATGTCGTTCCCTTTCTCTGGTGGTCTACCTTGTGATGATGTTCACCGGGACACCGTATTGCGCCTCGGTATGCTTACGTTTCCAGGCGGATAGCGCCGTGTCCGCACCGCCCTTTACGTCCTCGTAGACGGGCATTCCGTCCCGATAATACGCGAAGTCGACAACATAGGTGCCGATCTTCGTTCCGTTGACAGCAAGCGGCAAGCGAACCTGACAACGCAAATTGCAAATCGCGCCATGTGCGCTTTCAAGGCGAAGCTCACCATATCGCTTGGCCTCTGCCTTGCTGTCGAATTTAAGGAAATCCATCCGGCCGCACGCCCGGCACTGGCCCGGCTTCGGCCCCTCATGCCACGTTCCGCATCCGCCGCAAGCCCATACCCGCTTGTTAGGAATGTTCGCCCCGGAAGTCCGTCCAGACCAACGCTTCATTCATCGAGTCCCTTGTCTCGCATATATTTTTTGTCCGGTTCCGTGCGAATACCGAGAATAGAAAAGGATGGCAAGCCGCGTTGTTTCCGAACAATAAACGGCTTGCCGCAACGGTCGCAAACGACGTGCCGCTTGGTTACATTTCGATCCTTCGTTTTGAAACGTAAGGGGGAGGTATGCTCCTTGCCGCACCAGGGGCATGGGAAAGTTTCGTCGTGAATTCCCTTCACGCACGACGGAAGCGGTTTGATGTCCATGGTCCCTCACTTCAGCAACAGCCATAACACGAACAGCCCTAGACAGGGCCATTCCAGCCAATCCATACCAAGCGGCCTAGTGGGCGGCGGTCTTCTGCTCGGCATATTGGCGGATTATCCGGTTGACGGCCTTGGAGAAGTTATGCTTCCCTTCGGTGGTTTCCTGCTCCAGGATTGCAATCACGTCCGCTTCGAAATAGACGTGTTTGCGAACGCTATCCGTAGGGGGCCTTCCCGGCTTTCTCCGCTGTTCGGCTTCCATTTATCTGTACCTCAAAAATTTATTTGACACACCCTTTATTTTCATGGGATAAAAACTTTAGTCAACATGACCGACGCGAGAACAGGGGAAATCTTATATGGTCGACGATCCGAAACGTGCGCTTTCGTTGATGTCTTGCAATGGCTCTTGCCTTTGGCACTATCACACGAAGGACGGGCGCAATCACATTCAGTTCGGATATCAGGACGGCGGACGGCACGCCAATTATTTCGACCGCGCGGCCGCGCTTCTGACCGAGGGGGACACGATCATTTGCCACTATTCCACGCAAAAGGAACGTCCCGGAGGAATGCTGTTGCTCGTGACTTCGGTCGACAAGATCAAGGGCATCGTGCGTACAACGGTGTTTGACTGATTGCTGAAACCGTCTCCGGCGGACGCAAGCCCCGGCAACCAAGCCGACCCCTCCCGGTTGCCGGGGCACCAACCTTCGAAAGGAACGCAGATGAGAAGCGATTATACGATTTTTCTGGCCTCTGATACCGTATGCGGTGTCTTGGCCTCGTATTCCGTCAACAGCAAGGGCGAAGGCGACGACGTGAAGTTGTTCAAGACCTTCGACCCGAGTTTGCAGGTCGGGGATTTCCTGATCGTGCCGACCGAAACCCGGCACAAGATGACGGTGGTTCGGGTCGAAGCGGTCGACGTGGAGCCGGATTTCGACAGTGATCAGCCGTGTCTGTGGGTGATCGGCAAGATTCCGCCGGAATATGCGACCGAGTTCCATCGGCTCAAGTCTCAGGAAGGCGATATGCTGGCCAAGATCAAGGAAGGCGAGAAGCGCCGCCGCCGCGAGGAACTCCGGAAGGACTACATCAACGGGGACATGGACGAAATCCGCTCCATGCCGTTGATCGCCAACAACTCCGGCGCGGTTTCGCCTGCCCCGAGGGAATTCGCTCGCACCCCCGCCCCTGATGATGACGGCGAATTCCCTATCTAACCTATTCTATGCCGCCGGGTCGATTGGCTCCTATGCCAGAGGCCCCAGGGAAGAGGCCCGGCGGCGAGTGCATCTCGCATACGCTCGATGCACTATCAAGAATCTTTAACAAGATCCTTGATCAGGGAACGGGGCGGGAAAGGCCAAGGGGCCGAACCGCTGGCGGAGGCACCCCGCCCCTAGTACCCCGAAGGAATGAAGCCCATGGCACATTGCCGGAAGTGTGGCCGCCGCATCTACAAGAATAAATATTCCCGAATATTCGAGTGCGCGCATTGCGGCCCTCGCTCCTCAAAACCCACGACGGAAGAGCAGGAAAGGCGCTTGTCCAATGAACGACAAACCCGAGAAGTCCCGCGAAGTGGCGAAGGCGGAACCCGCCGATCTGCAAACTTATGAAGAGCTATCGCCGCTATCGATCATCCGGCAGGCCGTCACGTCGGGCGCGGACCCCGACACTCTGGCGAAGCTCATGGACCTTCAGGAACGCTATCAGGCGAACGAGGCGAAGCGGGCCTTTACCCGCGCGCTCAATGCCTTCAAGGCCAATCCTCCGGAAATCTTCAAGACCAGCGCGGTAGACTATACGCCACAGGGAAAGGCGCGCGTGCATTACATGTATGCTGCGCTCGACACGGTGTGCGGTATCCTCAACCCGGCGCTACGGAATCACGGCTTGTCTTTTCGTTGGGAAACAGCGACCGAGAACAACCTGATTAAGGTGACGTGCGTCCTTACCCATGAACTCGGGCACAGCGAAGAGACGAGCCTGCAATGCACGGCGGATCAATCCGGCGGGAAGAACCCGATTCAAGCCATTGGGTCGGCCGTGACCTATCTCCAGCGATACACGCTTCTCGCTGCCACCGGAATGGCCGTACAGGGACAGGATGACGACGGGCGAAGCTCGCAGCAGAAGGAAGAGGCGGGGCCAGTTTCCGAGGAACAGCGCACGGCGCTTCAGGCCGCTCTTGACGACGCCGGATTGTCCGCCGCCGCGTTGTGCAAATGGCTCAGGGTATCCGCCGTTCCCGAAATTAAGGCCGCCGATTTCGACAAGGCAATGGGGGCGATCAGGCGGCAGGCGGCAGACGCGAGGGGGCAAAAATGAAAATCCATGACGTAGAACAAAGGTCTGCGGAGTGGTTCGCCGTCCGGACCGGAAAGCCGACAGCGAGCGCGTTTTCTCGGATCGTTGCTCCTCTAGTCAACATCCCGGATACCTACAACGAGAACGCCCCTTTCGGTGTGTGCTGCTGGTGTGGCAAGGATGACTTGCCCAGGAAGAAAGACGGAACTCCAAAGACGAACGTTCGCTATCACCCGGATTGTAAAAAAGAACGTGATAGGAACGTAGGCAAGGCCAATCCCGGCGCGGCGCGGCTATCCTACGCCCGCGAACTCGCCGCCGAAATCGTCGGCGGCCCTGATGTCAACCAGTGGGGCGGAAACATGGATTTGGAGCGCGGGAAATTTCTGGAAGAGGACGCGCTTTCCATGTACTCGTTTATCCGTGGGGTTGAGGTTCGGCGCGTCGGGTTCATCACCGACGACGACGAAACAATCGGATGCTCCCCTGACGGGCTGGTCGGCGACGATGGCATGATTGAGATCAAATGCCTGAACGCCAATCACCATATTGACGTGATCATGCGGTGGCACGACAAGCGGGAAATTGCTCCGGATTATGTCGCGCAGCCACAGGGGCAGATGTACGTTTCCGGGCGGCCGTGGTGCGACGTGGTATTTTACCATTACGCCTTGCCGCCGCTGATCATCCGCCAGACGCCAGACGCCGAATACCGGGCGGCTCTGGCCACCGGGATAACCGAAGTGATCGCCGAGCGCGACCGCATCGTTGGGGTGCTGCATCAACTCAAGAACGGAGATATCGATGAGATGTAGTAAGTCGACCATTCGAGCCGCCGCTATGGTCCACATCCACAATGTTGGTGGATGTTGTGGTAACTGCGAGTGCTATGACGGCGAATGGTGCGACCGGCCATCCAGTCATGATCCGCACGGCGGTAAGGTCAAGATGCCGCCCCAATCCAGGTGTTTGGATTGGACGGGGGAGATATCCGAGAAGCGAGACGATGATGGCTAAGCAGAAAGTGTCGACGCGCCGATTACGCCGCGATGCTGACCGGGCGGAGCGCGAAGGCCGCTCCCTTGCAAAATGGCCCAGATGGGTTGATGCCGCTAGAGCGCTGTTAAATGCCAGTCGTCAGTTAAACCGGGCAGCCGATGAGATCGACGCGCTATATGTGGCGTCCCCTACACGGACACAAGGAACGGATGGGAAATGAACACGATTGCTGCCCTCTTTGTCGAAACCGACGGCTGCTACTACGGGCTGCCGGGCGTCGATCCGTGGGACATTGAGCGGGACGCTAGGCGTTATCAGGGACCGTGGCCGGTGGTCGCGCATCCACCGTGCCAACGATGGGGAAGATATTGGCATGGGTCGCCGAGCAAACCACACCAATACCAGCTTGGCGCGGATGGGGGATGTTTCGCTACGGCGCTACATGCGGTCAGAATTTACGGTGGCATCCTGGAACACCCGAAAGACAGCCGGGCTTGGGAATGGTTCGGTCTGAATAAACCGCCACATGACGGCGGTTGGGTCGAGTCGGACTTCATGGGCGGTTGGACGTGCTGCGTCTCACAGGGCCACTACGGGCATCTGGCTGGAAAACCGACGTGGCTCTATGCGGTCGGTTGTGAATTGCCGGAACTGCTCTGGGGGCCATGCGAACAGCGGATTCACCCGCGCGCTCTGGAACTACACGGGTATGAGAAAGCTAGGCGCATCGGAATGATGGCGATGGTCGGCGGCAAAGATAAAACCCGTATCAGAAACGCAACACCGCTGGAATTCCGAGACGTGCTGATCGACATGGCGCGGTCGGTGTCCGACAAGCGGACAGAGGAAGGCGGTTAAGGGTGATCAATTGGATTGCAGCACTCGACGACATGGACCTTGTGGTGGTCCTGCTTAATGGCAATCTTCCTATGGTTATATATCGTGTGGAGATGGATTTCTACGAGCACAACCCACGGAACAGTTTCCGCCAGATCACCGACGAAGAAAAAGCGGATTACGAGCGGTCAATCCAGCGGTACGGTGAAAGCATCAAGCGCGACCGGGACGCAGGTTGGGCGCTGACGTAGGAGAGAGACGATGGATGACAGGGTTACGAAATGTTTTCAGGATTGCGCAGAGCGCGACGAACTAAAGGCCACCATCGACCGGCTACGGGCGGCGCTGTCTTGGTCAATCGACAACCTTGAAAAGCTAGTTACGGAAGACGTCGGTAACGGAACCTTCGTCAGGCTTAACGCAGCACGTATGGAGCTTGTTGGATTCGGTGCGAGGTTGGACGAAGCTCGCACTGCCCTGTCCGAAACCGGCCCTCGGAATGCGGAGCGGTCGGGGGATGAGGAAGCGGACACCGTCACCATCCCGCGCGTGACCATTCAGCCGTTTATCGAAGAGGCCAAATTCGCGGCCAACCGTCCGGACGGTCCGGGCAATCTCACGAAAGAGAACTGGCAGCGGCTTGAAGAAGACGCTGGCCGCGAAGCTATGGATGTTCGCCCTACTTGGGCGCGCGGCTGAAAAGGAGGATTTTTCAGATGAAAATCAACGAGTTGATTATGGACGAAAAAGTGAAAACACCCGGCAACGGATATTACTGGGCATGGTTCGACACGGGTGACTCAGTGCGGTGCGAGCCCGTTAATTGCCTGCCGAACGGCAAGGTCGAAATCATCGGCGACGAGATACTGGGGACTCCGGACGATCTGGGCATCGTGGCATTCGAAGACGAGCCAATTGATCCGCCGACTTGGCCGAACGACGACGCGTGACACAAAGGAGGAACCAGAGGCCATGAACAAGGTAGACGAGATCATGCGTGATATCTGCGAACTGACGCCCAGCACACTGCCTGACGATAATCACGATTTTATCGGTGTCGATTACGGCGACTTGCGCGCGGTTCTTACGCATCATCTTCTAGACCCAGACGCGCCGTCGTCCTGTATCTGCCGCAGTTATTACGAGCGAACCGGGCAGCATATCCCAGACTGCCCTTGTCACAACTGAGCGAAAACGAGGCCGGAGCGATGGCGAATAAGGACGATCAGACCTGCGATATTTGCCGCTGGTGGTCAAGCGAAGTGTGGTCCAACAAGGGCACGTGTATGCGTCTTCATTGTGGCGGAGGCGGTCGCGACACGGCGAGAATTTTCCCTAACACGTCGGGCGCGTACCTTCAAACGCCGTCTTGGTTTAGCTGTTGCGAATTCGAAATCAGTGATGCTGCCAAAGCACGGGCCGATTAGGAGGGCTGAACATGACTTCTGGATTGACAGTCAAGCAACGGAAGCAAATCGAGAAAACAGGCGTGATCCCTCCTGAGATTAAGGCGTGGGACCCTTCTCTCCATTTCTGCCCGGATTGGGATTTCATGCTTGTCAGTAAGCATGATCCAGAAGCCGAAGGATGCACATGTGATCTGACGCCCAAGCTCTTCCATGCCACACCTGATATTGAGAAGTGCATCGATGGCAGCGAGCACGACTTTACCGGTTGGCGCGATTTCGAAGATGGAACCGGCGGCGAGCAGGTTTGCAGTAAATGCGGCATCGGGGCGATGGCTTGGTCGCTTCGTGTAGGACCGTAAAGGAGGAAACATGACAATTTCAGAACAGCTTTGGAAGCATCAATTCGTTCAGACACTTTCCGAACTTTTGGAGGCAGACCCGGCGTCTGATGGCGAAGACGACTTTCTCGACTTGGCCTATCATAGCGCTAATTCCGCTTTCGACGAAGACGGTATTGGGCGCGACCCAATCGAAGCCGCTCTGGCAGAATACGACGCGATGTGCGACAGAGCCGCGTCTGAACGCTAATGAGGCCGTCATGAAGCATTGCCCACAGTGCGGAAACGAAACGGACAGGCTGCATGAAGGCTACTGCGAAGATTGCCGGAACGCTAACCAAGCGGCCTTGGACGAACACAATGCCGCTTATGATCGGTGGCAGAAGATGACCGACCGAGAACGCGCCGACGATATCCGGCGGGCTGTCGGCTAAAAAGGAGGCCGAGATTGGCGAGGCGAAAGAGCGGATGTTTGGGCAGATCAGGGTGCAGGCGCACCGGCTACCGTCGAGGCCGCGACGTTGCCCCATATCCAGATGTGTTTATTGCGTTGAGGAAATTTGCGATGCCCCGCGTATCAACAAGGGGAACGGAGACGCGACCTGTTACCGTTGGACGAACCGCCGCGTGTTGACGATGTTGGAACCAGTGACCGATTAGGAGCAAAATGATGACAAAGATTTTTATCCACCCCACCGGCCCATTCGTGCGCTACGAAGATGGCCTTCTCAAAATTGATGACCTTAACCCCGAGGTCAAGACCAAGTGGTGCATGAGCCGATGGGAGATGGTGAAGTTCGCCGCCCGGTCGCTCTGGGCCGCCGTCCGCTAGGGAGGGCCGAAGTGACGGCCCAGGCCATGCTTCACGTCTTGGACGACGCCGGATTTCTTGTTGTCCCGAAGGCCGGGACTTAAAGGATCCCCATGGGGCAAGGAGATGACAATGTCAAATAGAGCAGCCGGATATTATTGGGCTTGGACCGACAG